TGGCTCCTCTGCTAAAAACTGGTTATATATGTAGGTTGCGGCTGCGCTTGCACCGCCAACTAATATTTGTTGCTGCACTATGTTAGGTAACTCACCTAATATAGGAACATCTTTAAATAATCCTGTAGCATCTCGCACTGATTTTAAACCTTTTACAGTATCAGCACTCACTTTTGTTGTGGTATCAGCACCTAGTTTTGTTGCAGGGTCGGCACCTGATCCTTTAAATAAGCTACCTATAGGTCCTTCTCTAAAACCTTCCATTGAAAACGTATCAAAGCCTCCAGCAGGGCCTTCAGCACCCGCTAAAAATCTTGCTCCTCTACCAAAAGCATAGGTTCCTAAACCTTGTTTTAAAGCATCACTAAAACTTCCTCTTTGATCAAATCTACCAAGACCTCTCATTAATGCAGCGACACCGGGTTGAAAAGGTGCTACGAAAGGTGCAGCTTTAACAGCAACACTAGCTAACTCGTTAGGTATAAGTTTTCTTACTCTGTCTTTAAGTTTACTAATAAAACCAAAACCTGTTCTGCTGCCCATAGGCATACCTGTATAACCACCGCCACCAATGGTCATGATCCCACCTTTGTTACGCAACTGTCTTGGCATTTTTGCTCTATTAATCATATATATCAAATGTTGTTAATTTATTAAGGCAGGAATTTCACCTGGGTTTATCAATTTACTAGGTTTTATCTAATAAATCAAGACTATGATACTACTGTTCTAGGAGTCACCTCCATCGCAGAAAGTATTACATGTAGTCTATTTGCATTAGCAGCCGCCACTTTTACTATCTCTCCTGCTTCGGCTACTAATGGGTTTGTTAATATCTCTACTGGCCCTGCTGCCACATCAGGTGCTATGTCTCTTTGAAATGCTATACTAAAAACAGCACCACTAGTGTTTGTTAACGTAATTGTAATACCACTACCACTGCCAGAATCATCACTTACAAGTATTGACCTTATTATTGCAGTTGTGGCA